AGCTCGACCGGCGCCGGGCGCGCGAGTTCGGCCGCGATCTTCTTCGAGAACGCCCTCACGCCGTCGCCCTCGCCAGCGCCCCGTTGCCCTCGAACGTCGCCGGCGCCACATGGGCATCGCCAACCGAGCCGCCCATCGGCTGGTAGCTCGTCAGGATCGCGTTGCCGGTCCATTCCGGGTTAGTCGTCGCCACCGCGCCCGCGTCGGCGCGGATCACCAGCGCGACCGACGTGCCGACCAACGCGGCCAGCGTGACATCGACCTCGCCCGCGGCATAGTCCTGATTGAACTCCACCGATACGCTCCAGTCCTTGAGCCCGCCCGCGAGCCGCGCTCGGTACGTGGCTGACATTGCCGTCGACTCCGGCGCGTCGGCCCCGTCGTTGAGCGTGAGTTGCCTGACGTGATCCGACAGGTCCACCGTCGCCACGCTTAGATGGGCATTTGTGAGTACGAATTCGGCCATGTCGGTTCCTCGTTACTGAATTGCCAATGATGCCACATGCGTGAGCGAGCCCGCGCTGTTCTCCACGTACCGGACCCGCCACCAATCGTCAGTGATTGCGCCCGCGACCGATGTGAACTGCTGACCGATCGCCGTGACCCCGGCAAAGGTCGCGCGCGTCGTTGCCGTGGTGAAACCCGAATTGTCGTCGGACTCGATGACGATGTCCCAGTCGCCGGTGATCGCGGTGACGTGAACGCCGATGTAGATCGATTCCGTCGCGCCGACCGCGCCGATCTGCCTCCCGGTGCCGTCCCCGGTCGCGGTGACGGTCCCGTTCTCCATCAGCGTACCGCGATAGAGCTGACCGAGATCGGTCGCGGCCTCGAGCGAGTACATCGCCGGATCGCCGACCGCTACGCCAGCGATAGGATTGTAGGCACCGAGAATCGCCCGGAGAAAGTACGCGACCTGCCCGAGCGTCGTGCCCTGCGTTACGGTAATGAGCGAATCGGCGACGCCGACGGCAGCAAACAAGCTGGCGTCCGGTTCCGCCGCGTCGAAGTACCCGGCGGACGATAGCGAGACGTCCTTGAGCCCGCCGGCAAGGCGGCTGCGGTAGGTATCGTCGAGCGACGTGTTCTCGGGACCGTCAGCCGTCAGCAGCAGCACGAGCTCGCGGGTCTTGGACTCGAGCGCGAGGCCACCCAGGAGCAACAGTCGATTTACGAATACTTCTTCGGCCATGGCTTACTCGTAGAACACCCGGTAATCTCGCGGTTGATGGTACACCCCATCCTCGACCTCGGCCAAAAACGACCCGCTGCCCGTGTCGGCGAGAATGTCCTGCACGACCGTCCCGCCCGACGTGCCCCGAAACCGATTGAGCGCCGTGCGCACGGCCTCGCCCACCGCCCGCGCCTCGGCGTGATCCTTACCGAACGCGTTCACCTGCAGCCGGGCCTCGCGATACGCGGCCTCGACGCTCATCGCATGATTCGGCGTCTCGCTGATGACCTGCCACGTCACATAGGGCAGCTCGGCATTGCCCGGTGCGGTCACGGCCCAGGCCCGCGTGCCGATCTGCGCGCGGACGCCAGTCACGGCACCGAGTCGCTGCTTGATCGCGCTGTCGAGGCTCATGCCGCCCGCCTCACCTTCGCGCCCTTCGCGATCTCCTTGTCGATCCGCGCCCGGATGTACCCGCCCATCACCTGACTGATCCGCGACTGCATCCGGTCATAGGCGGGCCGGAGAAACGGCCGCGCCGGCATCCGCTTGGTCCCGTACTCCACGAACCGCCAATAGAACGCATTGTTCTGCCGGAGCACCTTGATCCCGAGCGCGCCACCCTCACCGCGAACGATCTTGCCCCGCTTGCCCTCCTCGCGGATGACGACCCCGGCGCGCACGGTGTCTCGGTTTTTGCCGCGCGTGCGCTGACCCCGGAACCCGCGAACCACGATGTTGCGGCGCAAGTTGCCGGTATCTGCAGGGACGTTCGCCTTCGCGTCGTTGGCGATCTCGCGCGCCACGGCCCGCACACCGCCGCGGAGAATGTTCTTCTCGATGCGCGGCCCGAGCGCCTTCAGCTGCTTGTTCAATTCGCTCATTCCGAGCACGCGGACGGTCACGACACGTACTCCTTGCACATGATCTCGACGCCCTGACGACGCCCGGTCGAATCGATCGGCGGAGTCTGCACATCGAACAACCGGGTGCCGTGCTGTATCCGGTCACTGACTCGCACGTCGGCGCCGGCGCGCATCACGACCCGAACATCGACCTCGCCCCTCGACTGCCCCGCCTCGAAGTACTCCCGGCCCCGCAATCCCTCCACGGACGCCCACCGCTGACAGATTTCCGCCCACGCCTCCGTATGGCTGCCGCTCTCGTCGGTCGCGACCTCCTTGCGGAGAATGCGTACCCGGTGCCTGAGCCTGCCGGCGCGCATCAGAACCGCATCTCCGTGTAGGGCAGCAGCAGCCGATCGAGCCCGACCTTGAGCCGTGTCGTGATCGTGCCGGTGATCTCGTCCTCCCGGTTCTCGTACAACGCGCCTAGCAGCAGCAGCAGCGCCGCCCGGATCGGCTGGTCGATCAGTCCGGCGAAGTGCGTCCCGCTACCGTCGTCGCTCAACGCCACGGCCGAGCCGCCCGAGGTCAGCGAGAGCTGGAAGCTGTCGGCGGCGGCCGTGATGACGTAATAGTTCGTCTGCGCCGCAAGTCCACCGGGGAGTTCCCCGCCGCTGTTCCATACCTGGAACGTATCTCCGTCCGCGAACGGATGCGCGACCGCGTCAATCGTATCGGTCGCGTTCGTGGTCGTGAACGGGATCGCCTGGCCGGCAGTGAACGTCACCGTCACCGCATTGAGGCGGCCGATCTCTGTGTTTGGCCACGGTGCGTCGCCGGCATCCCACAGCAACCGTGCGAGCCTGCCTCGCAGGTCTGACTGCCACAGCGTCGTCGCGAGCGTCTGACTGTCGCCGGAGGAATCGAGGTACACGATGCTCGCCACTTCCCGCACCGGGCCGACCGGGAGCTCGATGACGCCGCCCGGAAAGCAATCGAGATCAGCGCGCAACGTGCGACCGACTAGGATCTGCTTCGTGTAGTCCTCGACGTACCGGCGGGCCGCCGCGACCTGCGCCTCGATGAGCGCGTCGTCATCGGCATCCTCGGCTCTAAGGTGGGCCTTGGCCTCCGACAACGATACCGGCTCGGCGGTGGGAGCCAGAATCGTCGAGAGTCTCATGGGCTACCTCTTGGCGGTCGACTTCTTGCGGCTGGTCGCCTTCTTCGGGGTCGGCTCGACGACGGCTTCGGCCGCAACGCCCCGCCGGATCCACCGCAGCGCCGAGGCTACGGCCAGATCCTCGGTCGCGCCCTCACGGAACACGACCTCGGTCTGGCCCTCCACCTTGATCTTGGCGTCCTCCAGAAACGTGACTCGCATAGCGGCCTCCCGATTAGGCGAGGACCGTCTGCGGCGTCAGCAGCGCGTGCGCGAGACGACCGTGGCCTCGGATGTACGTGATCACGCTCTCGTCGGTCGCCGTCACGTGGCCGAGCGAGACCGAGATACCGAGCAGCGCCGTCTCCGAGGAGTTCGCCGCATCGAGATCGGCCTGGCTGACCTCGAGCATCGCCGTGTCACCGACCGCGTCGATCGTCGACAATGTGATCGACTCCGGCGCTGTCGATAGATCCGCGAGCACGACGTCGGTGCCGCTGCCGTCGGCGACCGTGTTGCCGAGGATGCGGAAGTCATCGAGGCCGCCCGTGCCGACCGACCGCATGACCATGGCCAGGAACGCCGAGAAGTTCGAGATGGCGACCCAGCCAACGTCGCTCGGCCCTTCCGCGTCGAGCTCGTACATCGTGACGTGCAGGACTTCGCTTAGTTTCCGGTTCATATGCAGATCCTCCTAGTGTCCTGCTGAGATTAGGCGCGTGCCGCGAGACGCACGAAGTGCGAGCGCGTGATGGTCGAGTTCGGCGGCGTAACGGCCGCCCTGAACGTCGGCATCCCGTCCATTCGGAACACCGCCCGAAACGCCGTCATGTCGTAGTCGAACCAAAGATGCATCGACGTCGCGAACTGCATCCCGCCCTGCTTAGTGATCGCCTGATACCCATCACGCAGGTTCGCGAGATAGATGTCACCCGCATCGCCGAGCGTCTGGCACGTTTCCGACAGCAGGATCGGTCGGCCAAGCAGCAATCCGTTCGGCGCGTTGGCGAACGTCGTCGACGGCGGCATGTAGGCCGGCTGGTCGCCGATCGTCATCACGACCAACTGCGGGAACGAGTCGGGATTGACCAGCCAGGTCGCGTTGATCGGGTTAATGCAGCGCCCGTACATCTTCGCGATGTTGTTCGCGTTGATCGTGTCGGCAGTCTGCGAGCCCTCCGCCGCCTGCTCGACAATCGAGCCGCCATTAGCGAACCCGAGCGGCTGGCCCGTGCCGTTTCCGTTCACGATCGCGTCGTTGGTCTTGTACCGACCGGAGGTCCCTAGTTGCCTCGGGAGCCAGGTCGCCATGAACGCCGCGTCGGAGATGATCTCGTTCGACGCCGGCACGACGCCGAGTAGCTTGCGCAGCCTCAACTCGCGCATCTCGAGGACCGGCTTCGTGTTCGTCGATAGCCCGGCCTCGCCCTCCCAGTACATGCGAACGCCCGTGGTTCCCCATGGCGTCTGCTCGCTGACCGGGATATCCATGCCGTTACCCGTGACCGCGTCGCTCTGCGTCTGGTCGAGCAGCGAGCCCTCCTCGC